TAAGTATACACTGTATAATCTAGCTAAAGTAAAAAACCAAAATGGGTTTTTATAAAATGATGGGTATCTATTTTTACAAAAAATATAAAATTGTTCTATTTCAAATTTAAAATCATCCGATGTTAGTAATACTACATCGGAATAAAATTTCTTACTCTGGTCTATGCTAGTTTTTGCGTATTCTGGTAAAGAAGAATATACATTGTTATCAGAAAAGAAATCCTTTGAGAAAGAATAGCTGCTATAGTCCAGATGTACATAAATGACTTTAATATCATTATTTATCATAAAGGTATGTAATTCACATTAGAATAAACAAAATAGTTTAGTTGTAAATATTGAGCAGGAATAAAACAAATACTGGAATCACGGACGGCTGATGCTAATGAATGATTACCAGAATGAGTGCTAATAAACTGACTACAATTGCTCAGTACATTACAATAATCGTATATGTTTGAAATTTCTATGACATCGACAAGAATGTCTGGACAAGACAAACTGATTAAATCAACAGATGCAGCATCAGTTAGATTAGGATTTTTTACTTTTACTAATTTTTTGTTAATTTTTTCTGCTGACTCATGCAATTGCCGAATATACATTTCATGTTTTTTAATGAAATTAGGGAATGTTCTTTCATTAACGGATAACGATTCCCTACTGTAACTTATGTCTACAATCATTTTATCAGAAACAGAAAAAATATCAGGTTTCCTATCTAGGAAAACTTCGGGTTTCGTACTGTAAGGACTATCTAATCCATATAATCTTTCCCAAGTTTCTATCCATCCATATTCCCCAATTCGTAATTTTGGACGCATAGATTCCCCCGGTTCAGAAGTGAACCCAGCAATATATGGATTTTTTTCCCATACTAAACCTCGAATTTCTGGATTTCTGTAATAACTTGCATCAGAAATCCAAACGCATTTCTCCCCATATTTTTCAAACATTCGACGAGGTATTGTCGATATCTGTAGATTATCTCCTAATCCTTGCCATCTATCTAAAATTATTTTCATATTAACACCTGTGTACTAGTGGTTGTAGATTTCCTACAGTAACAACTTCATGGTTATTTAATAAATACCAAACAATAAATAATCTTTCCATGAAATACCCTACAGCTTTGTCTTTTGTAACTCTATCCCCGAGCATTTCCTTTTTGAAATAATCATAATTGTGTCTGTTGTCCAATGCCCATTTAACCATAGGCCACGAAAATTCCATATACTGATTGAACATTTTTTTATTCATAGCCCAGTAGTTAGCGAATAATCCTATAGGTTCTGAGTAGTATTTATCCGGCATTTCATACCCAAATTTTTTCATTGCCAACTCTAAAAACTCATTTATTCCGGGATGACACACTTCAGATTGTTTCGCAATAGAAATTGGGTGTTGTTTCATATCCATTAAAAAATAAAAACCCCAACCTAAGATCTGATTATTATTTGTATACTCTTCAATTATTTTTTTATTGGAAAAAATAAAATGTGATTTATCTAGTTGTCTATACGATGTAGTACCTATCCAACTATCTTTATCAAAATCTGGATTTCTCCAATGCCACAAAAAACAAGCGTATTCAGTTAGTTGTAATCTAACACTAGGATCATCTAGTTCTGGGCAGTTTTTAGTAATATTAGGATTTACAGAAGGCTCCAAGCCAAACCCAATATAAGGTTCTTGTTTGAAGAGTTTTTCTTGTTGCCCATCTTTAAAAAAGCATTGATAAATCATGATTTATTTTTCCACTCATAAAACTTCTTGTACATTGTTAGTCTGTGATGCACTACCTTGTTAAGGTCAAAGTACTTCTCGGTAGTTTCATGAAGATTTTTTCCCATTTCCACCATTAAATCTCGATCCTTGATCACTTTGGTCAAAGTCGCCACCCATTCCGTTTTAGGTGCATCATGCGGGATCAAAAAACCAGTCTTTCCGTTTATGATCGTCTCATCATAGCAACCAACATCTGAGGCAATTAAAGGAACCGAGTATCTCCCAGCTTCTGCAACCTTGATCTCAGACTTTGAGTCATTGAATTCATTCATCTGCAATGGGGCTATGGCGATGTCCATGTAGCTATACATTACCCCGTATTTATCGGTAGGCAAAGCTGAGTTGATGGTGTAATTCCTGCCCCCTTTCAATCCTGACATAATGATTCGTTCATAGTTTTTCCAAACATCTTGTTGCCAGTCTGGACCAGTCTTTGGATCTATTGGGGGTTTGCCATAAAAGTCCCACCGTACTCGTTCTTTGCCCACTCGCTGATTTACAAAATGTGGAATTCCTGCGAACTCCTTCACATCCTCTTCGTGGTGGATCCCTCCTGCCCATCCGACACGGGTAAATTTGTTCTTTGGGACAACTGTTTTGGGAGCATTCCATGCAGGTAAAGTATAATCTATTGCATTTTTTACTACCGCAAGAATACCATTCCCCATGAATTCCTGTATTCGTTTTTGAAACTTCCTTTGGGTAACAGTAACTATGTCACTGTTGTGATATATAAACTTAGTTATGTCGGAAAGGCCATTCTCGTAAACTTGTTCTAATCTATGGCCTTTATATAATTGAGTGAGAAGATCGTCTGTGTCGTAGTGAAATATCTTCCCCCGCTCTTTTGCCTTGCCACAAATTCTAGCAGTGTAAGGGCCTCCATAATTGGCTATGTTATTGGTCATCACTATGTCGGCCCAATCCATATCCTCCCAAGACCAGTTTTCCTGCCACTTAAAGATATTCTTCTTTGCTGCTTCTTCGTCTATTCCTAATATATTTTCTGTAAACCGGACTTCAACCACATTGGAATATAATTGCGCCAATTTTTCGTATGGGGCTATTGCACGGTAATAAGCACACCCACCCCTGTTAGGGAGGGCTACGGTTATTCTAAGTTTTCTACCTAAGCCGGGGAACTCCGTAAGACTTCCCCAGTATCCAGCGTTTAAATCTTCAGAATCTAATAGTTCTCTTTGCATAAAAAAAGGTGAGAGGTTTTACCCTCTCACCCATTATAGTCCTACTTAATTAATTCAGCCTGTAATTTGTGTAGGTTTTTGTGTAGCAATAACCTCAGGAGATTCCTTCGGAGCCAAGGTTACAGCCTTGGTCAGGTCAACAAGAGCCTCTCTGAGGTCATCAAGGTTGGGCATCTTGCCATCGTGATTGGGGCCTTCTACGCCCGGAACAACTCGCTTGACAGCCGTAACCGTGTGCTTACGGAATCTGCTGGATAGGAAGGGCAGGATGACTACAAGCAGTTGCATCCAAGGTGCTGATCCGGGAATCGTAGACCCAAATACATTAGCAATCATGCTTACGACACTTGGAGATAGGATCTCCTTTGTGGCGTTGGCATCTGAGGTTGTAATCACGGGCTGGGTTCCCCGCGCAGCAAATTCAGCCTTTAGCGCGTCTCCTACATCACCACCCAAAGTTTCAATCGGAATTACAACCGACTGCTTGGATTGTAGCGATTCAGGGGTAACATTGCTAGTCTCGGTTATTACGAGAGGTGCAACAGGCTCCGTCTGGTCGCTAGCTCCCATACCGGGACACGAAGTTAGTCCTAGAGCTAGGACACAAGCAAATATAAAGTTTTTAAACATAGTCATCCTTTCAGTTTAGATAGATAATCACCCTCGTCATCACCATCGCTAGGCGAGGTCATAACCTTGGGGGTGTGCGTAGTAATACCAATTTCACTTAGGAGGATCTCCGCGCTCTTACGCATATCCTCGTAGTCTTCTAGCTTGACAAGCGAATGGATATCGTGCAGCGACTCCATGAACTTGGCAATTTCTTGTCCCGTACCCGCAGGGGTAGGCTTAGGACGAGGCGACGATTGATCGTACTTGGGGAAGCCGCCTTCCATTTCCTTAACGATCTTGAAGTCGTAGCCATTCTTGACATCAGTGATGTCACCGTAATCGGGATCCATCATAGTGTTCAGGATCTTCTTGAACACAATCTGGCCGATGGAAAGAATCTTAACATCGTTGGCAGGGCGAACAGCCACATTCAGATAGTAGCGTTCACGGGGCTTGATCTGACGAGCCAAGGTAGCATACTGATCCTTGCCGTCCTTGCCAGCCTTCTTGCTGTAGTCCCACAACTTATAGTATGCATCGCACAAAGGACACTTCTCGTTGTGTACCTTACGGCAATGGAAGTTCTTTACATTCTGACCTTCGCCAATACGGTGAATCTTGGTTTCAGCAT